TCAGTGGCAATAGGTTGAACCAAAACTGTTTGTCTTGCAGGTTTGTTTGATGATGGTCTTATCACCAATTTTTCCAGTGGTTCTCTTCGTACCAAAGCTGTCAGTGCGTGTTGTGCTTCTTATACTCTGACCATCAGCGGTCTTACCAGTACAGCGCACAGTGCCAAAGCTGTCAGTTTTACAGACGGTATGAGCAGCATGAGCAGGATCTACGAAGCTTACCGTTGAAGCTGCAATGAACAGAGAAATGAGCAGTGTACTTTTCATGGACGGTTACACTCCAGCTTCTCAACATGCAGTCTACCAGGGATAACGATCAGACCTGCTGTGTAGTACTCACCTTTGAATTCCACTCCGTAGCCAAAGCCAAACACGTTTTCACCTAACCAGGTGTTAGTGTGACCGCCACAAGAGTTAATCTTGATACCCGTCTGTTCATCGAGATATGTAGCAGCCGTACCTAATACTGCAAATGCTACGAAGCCAGCCAGCAGTTTACCGATAACTTTACCTGTACTTTTAAATGTACCCATGATGATTGCCTCAGATCAGAAAGTATAAGACTACGAAAGAGATGATCACGACAATGAAATCAAAGATCAGATCAATCCAGAAATACGGGTCATTCAACTTGTAGTCATCATTGTCATTTTGATTCATGTCTGCATAGTCTCCACGGTTTAAGTTTACATGAGACTATCCTGGTTTCAACAACACATCAAGTGTAGAGTTTGATCATAAAGTGCTGATGAGTCTTTGAAGGGATCTTTCACGAGCAATTACGGCCTGTTCAACAGTGTCATATGTCCCTGCGCGATAAGAACGCCCATTGTGGCTGTAACGAGTGGAGAAGCGTCCTGAAGGCGTTTTGGTAATGCCTTTTGGCAGATTGCTTGAGGTGTTCTTATCGCGCATGAGGTAGATCATTGCTGAGGGTGCTGGTGCAATGTTGGTGAGTCGAAAATCTGTGTTATCACCATTTAGATGAATGACATGTTCAGCAATCTTTCCGGTGGCTTTGTAGAGGCAGACCTTTGCGTACGGCACGTTCAGGCGGTTTTGTTTGATGTATCTGTTTCCATCTGCAGCGATACTGCCAGCAAGGTTACCCTTGATTCTTCTTCCTATGGTTCTGTGAGACCACGTGAGAGCACCAGTAGCAGGGTTATAGTCCAGAAGGTCAGCGAGTAATGGGATCAGTGGTTGGTATTTGAATTTTGACATGATGAGTCACCAGATATGGAAAAAGTCACCAGTCAACAGAAGCTGAAGGTGACCATTGAAGGGGAGTGTTTGAAGGGGTGGGTATTACGCAGGGGAGAAGGGTTATCGTTTCTTACCGGGAGATGATGAAAAGATTGCAGCGTAGGTCAGGCCAAAGAAGATGATACCGAGTGCTTCCTGAGTGATCATTCAGCCTCCTGGCGCGATAGATAATCGTCAAAGAGGTTCTGAGCAATCTCGTGTACAGAGTCGGTAATCTCTGCATCGTCATCAGGGTGCTGCAGACCAAACTGTTGAGTTGTCTTTCCAGCAATGTTGACCGTGTAAACCATAATGCTGAAGTTATCGACATTACCAATTCGCGTTAGACCTGTATTAGCGTCACGCTCTGGCTCGACTACTCGTGTTACAAGATGATCAGGGTAATCATTCAGGACTTCTACACGCTCGACGGGAACATAGCGGTCTTCATTTGCTGAACCAAAAGCTGGCAGAGTAAATTGCTCAGCCATGAAAGCTTTGCCGCCATTGCTCTTAAAATACCGATCTATATTGCGGATATACTGTGACAGGATAGTTTTGACAGCAGAGTCATCCAGACAGATTTCACGTTCAGTATCAATGACTTTGCCGAATTTCTGTGCAATGTTTTTCAGCCACTCCTTATAGGAAGCCTCACAGCCATCAGTCTGATCAACCGTACAGAGCAGGTCATACATAGACCACGTATGCATGGCTCCGAAAGTCTCAATCATATCTACAAGCTGATCGCAGTCTTTTGGTTCAGATAGGTCGAATACGGTATCATATACCGTAAAATGTGTGTTTTTGTTCATTTGTCTCAGTCTCATGAGTGATGATGAGACACCTCAACAGAAAACGATCAAGTCTTTGCAAAGAGATTGTATGAGTGTTTCTTGAAGAGGTGTCGCAAGGAGTTAGTAATGCAGGGTATACATTGAAAGATTTTTCAAAGTATGTTAATGATGACATAAAAAAGGACATTTGTCAATGATAAAGTATCGTAAGTTTAGATATTTTCAAGAGAGTTCTCTTGGCGATAGTCTAAGATTCGACAACTTCCGTGTATGGGTCACATTCAAATCCAGCGGCTTCCTCGTTATCCTTTAAGAGACCGAGTAGTAACCAGGTTTGCATAATGTTGACGATTTTCTTGATAATCTTGCGTGCCATGCTGATGTCACAATCACGGTAGCCTCTGATTCTGCGCTTAATATTCAGCCAGTTCATCAGGTCTTCAGGATTCAGCTTTTTCTTCGTCTTCAAAATCATGAATATTTGCTCTGCGCTGAAATGGGTGTTATCACCATCGGTTAGAGGATTGCGGCACATACCTGTAAAGATGTCCTGCTCTGCAGCAGGCATATCCTGTAGAGAACCATAGGCGTTAAAAGTGTTATACAGGGTGTTATCCATTGTTTTACCTTTGCTCATTACTGGTGCTGCTCTATGAGGCGCTACCTCTGTCAAAACGAACTGAGCAGCGTCGATAGCGTCTTTATAGGTTGGTGGTGTGTAGTCTTCAGGTAGGCCGTGAAGGGCGTTCTGCTCAGCTTGTGTTAGCTGTACATCTGCAATTCTGTCAGGCGATGGTTCAGATTGGTTCAGGGTGACATAGCGTGAGTAACGAAGCAGTTCTTTGAGTTCGAGATCGTTCAACATTCATAAGAAATCCTCGCAGGGAACCCGTAGATGTCCCTGCTAATAGTTTGTTTTGTTTTTGAGAGGGTAGGTCAGGCAGCTTTAGGCGGGGTCATCAGTTCGAGGATTACAGTGTCGTTATGGCCTTTCAGAATCAGGTTTGCTACCAACTCTTCAATATGACTGATTTCCTTCAGGTCAGCGTCACTGGCATTACGGGAGCCTGCAATTTCTTTGACCAGACGATTGAAGCGTTTCTTTGCGTTACCTGCTGCAATCACGTCAAATTTGCCACCTTGGATCAAGGCTGCTAATCCAGCGGCCTGAGCAACAGCCTTTGACATGCTTTCGAGCGTTTCTCTCATACCCTTGTGCGCCATACACTTTTCAAAGACACGGTTGACAGTCCTGAAGTACTTTCGCACCTCTGCGCCTTCTGGTGTACGTGTCAGCATTGCCAGATCTTGCGCATCTTCGATACTGAGGAAGATATCTTTGGCTCTACCGCCCCCTTTTTGAGTGGTGGGTTTTTTCCCACCAGTCTTTTCATCAATCAGATCGGTGTAATTCACCAGCTTCTGACGTCCAGATTCATTGAACACTTCCAGGTAACTGGATTCTTCATCAATGATGAATGGGCGCACTACATATCGAGTCCAATCTTTGAATTCACCATAAGGCTTACCAAGTGCTTCATGTAACGCTTTGGCTGAGACGTAGCAGTTTTCGTCACCGTTCATCAGCAGGTCATACTTGAGGCGGCTGCTGTTGATAGTGGTGATCTCTTCAGGAGTGATCTTAGCCTGAATAGTCAGGTGGTTCTCTGTCTTCGGGAAATGGTCGAGTGACAGAAACATGGTCGGGCGTTGTGTAGTCTTTAACATTATATTGAACCTTATACATAGGGGGGGGAGGATAAGGTCTGGATTGGTCGGTTACTGTAGGGAAGGGGAACAGGTTTGATTTATTCCAGACATAAAAAAAGCGGTAAACTGACGTTCACTGATCCCTTAAAAGATTGGCGTACACAGAGTCTTCTCGAACAAGAATCTGAGCACCTGACTATGAAAGTCAGAACACTTGTACCGCTACAAGTATCGCCATAAGGTTTCAATGAATGTCAGTTTACCGCTTATAGTAAACTTGATGTGATGGTCTTCATGCTGTTCGAGAGCTTGCTTCAGATGGGTGGTCTGAAACAGAGAAGATTTAATCTTTGCTTTGAGTAGACATTATGACACTTTTCAGGGGTAATGTCAATATGATGTCTTTAGCAATTAGTGCTATATGTGTACACTTGAAGTATTTTAGTTGTGGTTGTTTTTTAATCAATTCACGAGAGTTGTATTAGGGTGGTGCACAGAGTCTGAATAGAAGACTTCATAGTTTATTCATCAGGTGGTACAAAGCTATGTATCAGTCAGGTAGTACATGCAATGAACAGTACATAGCTTTAGGCTATTGATGGTATTAATTTGATAGCAACTGATTATCAATGTAGCTATGTTATTAAAATAACTCTATGATTAATATGAATATTGTTTTGTTCAGGGGTGTTGTCAGATTAGTCAGCAGATGCCTGTTGGCTACGCACTTCGACATTCTCTTGTCGAATTTCTGCATACAGATCCCCAAGATTTCTCTCAGAAACCTATGAAAAGTATGACAAAAAGACCATTTTTCAGAACACAGTCAGGGTTGAGCTTAGTCTTTGTCTGCAAGGAAATGCTGAAAACTATGCTGTGACGATTTGGTCAAGCTGAAAGGTTGGCTTGAGGCGTTATGTAACACATTTTGAGGGGTTTTCTGCACAGTGGTATGTAATCCCATTGCAATTGACTTGCAAAGCTTCTGGGAGGGTTCTGTGAGGTATTTTGAACAGGGGATGTAAAGACGGGTTTAGATACTGGTCACATGGTAGCTATCCCTGACGGGGTTATAGCTGGCTTACGCATGACAACCACGGTACAGGGAGCTGAGCAGTGTACTGCTATATTAGGGGACAGATGATTGAAAGGGTATGTTAGTCGCTACGCTCTATCACGGTCTTGATGGGTCGATTACGCTGTAATCTCTTCCATCCTGTCAAAGAGCCACGGTACAGAGAGTTGAAGAGGGAATTGAGCAGATATCTGAAAAGGTTTGTTATCGTGGGGTCTGTAGTGCAATCGTTCGAGCGACTAAGCGAGAAGGTATTGATGATGTGATTCATGTTGACAGTATCTGATCAGAACCACTGAAAAGAACCAGAGTGAACTGTTGAGCGATACGATAAGAGCGTAGCGAATAGGAACAATGTAAACATTACTCTTAACATATATGTAAAGAGATCTGTTAAGATATCTCTGTTTAGATTAAAACCCCAAACCCACTTAGATCAGAATAACGCATGTCAAGAGGTGTGTCTTAGCAATTTGTGCTATTTATCTTAACTTAATGTTTTTGTTAGTCTTAAATTTCTGTACAGATTATCCTGACTATGCTCTTGTAAGTCCCCCTACGGGTAATGTCAAATATTACGGTTACTCTCATCACTTGCTTGATGGCATACGTGATGTAAGGTGAGAAGTATTCAAAGGGAGGGGGGTTAAGACGATTGTTGACAGTTCTGATCAGTAGTTCTTATGCGTGAGCTAAGGCTTATACCCCGTCAAGGGATAGCCTTCATTGTGACCATAATGTTTACATTACTCTTAACATTACTTTTAACATTACTTTTAACATACTACTGTATAGAATATAATAAGTCCCCCTGTGAAGGGTTGCGCCCAGCTTAGCAGTTTAAAAAAGACTTGTCAAGACATTTTGTGTTTGAGTTAGAGTTATACACTAAAACCTGATGATATGCTTGATCGCCTCCCTATATACAACTCCACTTTTTTGTTCATTATTTGTACAGGTGTATCTTTTCAGTTGTCTGGAGAGTCCCCCCATTATAACAACTCCACTTTTTTGTTCATTATTTGTACAGGTGTGTCTGTTCAGTTGTCTGGAAAGTCTCCCCATTATAACAACTCCACTTTTTTGTTCATTATTTGTACAGAACATGTGATGTACAGAATCCTTCACATAACGCTCTCAGACGAACTCTTAGCATCGGGTAACCCTATCCTACAGATTAATGCTATGAATCGCTTAGAATGGCTCCTGTACAGCTTGTTTACGCATTCTGAACACGGTAGCACGAGAGACACCTGTCTGAGCCACGATATCAGCCACTGTACAGCCCTCTGACAGCATCTTCTCAGCAAGAGCCTTATCACCCGTTGTCTTCCTTCCACAATGCACACCACGAGCTTTAGCGGCTTGCATACCAAGTTTTACACGCTTCTGAATAATGCCCTTCTCACGTCTGTTGAGAGAAGCAAGAAGAGACAATCTGAACTCATCGTCTGGTTCATTCAGGTCAAACTCACCTTCACGTTCAGAAATGATACTCACACCTTTTTTTGCAAGTTCTCTGAAAACTTCCAGTGTCTCAACAAGGTCACGTGAGATACGGGAAATCTCAAGAACATGAACAGAGTCACCAGGCTTAATCATAGAGATAAGATCATTCCATCCCTTACGGCTATCTGGTCGAGATGAGCCACTCACGCCTTCATCGGTGTACATAAACAATGCATCAGGGTGAGAACGTAAAAGTAATGTTCTCTGTGTAGCAATAGTCTGGTTCTTGTCATCAGTAGATATACGAGCGTAGATGTGTTTCATAGTGACCCTCAGAAGTGTTGTATCAAACAGTGTGCAAACTATATCAATTGTTAACATCAAAGGTCAACCTTTGAGACTTAACATTTAAAGAGTCTCTGAAAATAATTTCTTTGACAGAATGGTTGCAATGTGTTAGCCAGATTCTTAGGTTTCTGTTAACATATTCTCATGGTGTTGTATACAGATTTCTGCACACAACCAACGCAAGACAGCACACTTTGCAGCTAATTGTGCAGTCATTGGTGAGAGTTCTCTGCAGGTGCTGACAGACCATTGCAAAGAAACTTAAAAGTGGGTCTTAAAAGTTTTTTATTATCAATAACTTGTAGATATTTCTGGAAAGTGCTGCAGAGTTGACTTCACAGATCGGGGGGGCTGGCAGGTGTACAGCCATTTCAAGAAATCTATATAGACCCACTCCCAAAAAAAAATTAAAAAAAAAAAGTACAGATATTTCCCCATACCCTGAGCAGAGTTCTGTCCAGACCACTCCACATATTTTTAGAAGAGAAAACGAAATGGCATTCTTTGAATACCGCGCTAAGAGCGCATTGTTACCTGCTGCTGCGAAGAAACCTGTTCAGCAGCCCTGTGTCATCAAACGAACAACCAACAAACAAAAACCGTTCAGCGTCACAGTAAAAGTAGAAGGGCAGAGTGTATTCGTTGGTGAGTACAGAACAGAACAAGATGCACTGGAAGCACAGGATCAGGTCTTCCTTGTACTGCATGGTGATAAAGCCACGCTTAACTTCCCGGAAAAGCAACATGACACATCATTCATGCGTGACTTCCTGCAGCGTAAACTCAGACAGAAACAATCAGAGCAGCGTGATAAGGGTAAGACATCCCTATAAAACGCTCTCAGAACGATTCTAAGCGATTCAGTAAGTAAGGTAACCCGCGTTTGTATAGCTTGCTGGTTAGAGTTTATTAGAGTGTCTTGCAGGAGGTTTTAAAGGGGTGTTACTGTTATTGCTGTAAAGTTTGCCTTGACTTTTACACTTTAAAAGTGTACAGTATAAGAATAGACATTCATTTCACATCTATCTATTACCCACTCAATTTTATCAAAGGTCACAATAATGGCTAAAGTACCCAAAAGCTTTCATAGCGAGTTAGCATCTCTGCGCGAATGGAAGAAATCACATGATCTCACACAAGCACAACATACCTCTCTGAATCCTGCTGTTGCACAAACCCCCGTTAAGACATCTCATAAAGTTGCGTTGCGTGCTCAGTCACTGGCAAGCGCGAAAGCAACTCATGACGCTGTCAATATGGCACGTAAACAAGCTGGTATGTCTGAACTCAGTTTTGACATGAACGCCTTTGAAGCAATGTTCACACGTCTACACGGCGAAGGTGTGCAGCGAGTCAGAGCAGCAGATAGCCAGATGATTAATGCTGCGTTAGGTCTATCCCCTGCACAACTCGCAGTGGCAACCCGTCAGATGACCAAAGCTCAACAACAAGCAGCTATGAAGCTGGCTATCCAGAATGAACTACTGAAGCTGTAGGTGTTAATGGCAGAGATCAGAAAATCCACACTGATGACTGTTGAACAAGCTGTCATCGAAAAAGAGAAAGCGATCATGGACGGTAATTTTAAACATGCAATGCTTCTCGGTGACTATATCAACCTGCTTTCTACCGCAGACATCTACCAGACTAACGAGCGTATGATCCTTAGTAATCCTCGTTCTCCTGGAAAAAGTGAAAGTTATTGCCGGGTATGGCAACTCATTGAAGACCTCTCGTTTGAAGCAGTGCCTCATGAAGTACGTGAACAAATCGCAGCATTAGAAAAAGGTCTACAGAATGGATGATGGTCTCTTTATGCAAGTCCTGTTTCTGCCATTTATCATCATCTTCGCTCTGTACGTCGCATTTATAGGTGTGGATGGTAAGCAATCACCTACAGCAGAAGGTCAGAATAATGGTGAAGAGAACGGTTCACCCAGCGAGAGCAAAGCTACTGAGAGCAGCCCGCAACCTTGATGGTAAGAAAGTCTCTGTCGGTTTCTTCGCAGACCAGGGTACGCACACTGAATCTAACATGTCATACCCTGAACTCATGTACCTGCAGGAAGTACACGGTGTGAGATCTAAAAATGGTTTAGTGCATCGTCGTTTATTCGAACTCACCGCCATGACGCATCGTGATGAGATCCTTCGTAACCTGAATGCATCTGCCAGAAGAAATCTTCTCAGCAGCCCTCAACGGGTTCTGAAAGCGTTTGGTCAGGATATCAAAGGCAAACTTCAGGCAGGATTCGGTAATACGTCTCTGTTGCCACCCAATGCAGCATCAACCCGCAAGAAAACGAATACCCCGCTGGTAGATTCAGGTGAGTTGAAGTCAAAAGTTACTTACCGTATCACCTCAAGTAAATCTAAGAGTTGATGTGTAAACTTAACAGTAAAAACAGCTTGACAATGTGTTAAATTCGCGGTAGAGTTAATTATCAAGAGATTTAACCACTCTGTAGAATCTCCGGTAGTAGGCTTCAAAGGACTTTAACGAGTCCTTTTCTACGCAAGACTGCTTAATGATGCTTATTTTGCCATTAGCATCTTACCTGTTAAGAATATGGTCACGGTAGTCTCCAGCTACTGTGCATCATTAAGCAGTTTCCCCCCTGAATGGTGCTTCAAGAGAAAGTTGTTCATTACTTTCATCCTGATTGGGACTGACATTGTCGATGGAGGCAGTGTCTTTCTCTTGATGCATCAGCATATCTTTTAAAAACCTTTGAGAAGTTCTTCCTCATATCATCTCAGTCTCAAAATTGTTGATGAGCAAATCCTGTGCGCAAGGTACAGGTGGGAATGTAGGCTGTGGACAGTCTGCTTCTCAAAGGTTTTTACCTCCCCCGATATACACACAATTAAGACATCGCCTTAACAGGGCATGTCTATTTTTGTTTGCAGGTAACCCAATGAACGAAACCCTGAGCATCAACATGAAAGACTTCCCGCCAGAGGTGATACAGAGATGTATAGAACATCCTGAAACGCTGCTGACAACTATCTATGAATTTGAACTTGCAAGAATCGGTAAACGCGACCTTGCCAGAAAAAACGCTGTAAACCTGCTTGAAGAAGCACGTGAGCAGATCTTCCAGATGACAGGGCAGAGAGTCCTGTAAACATCAACAACACGAGACTGACATAATGACTAATCGACTAATTGACCAGCAGATCAACCTTCCTGCTGAGTACCAGTTACCGCATCCTGCTGACATCGGTGATTCACCTTCAACACAACTTTCTGGTCTGGAAATCAGAGCTATTCGCATCCTGACTGAGCTATCAAACAAAGTGTCTCAAGCAAAAGAAAAACTTTTAGATGCAGAGGCTGCTGCTGACGTTGTTGATATGCATAGCGTGGACATGATGATCTCACAGGGTGCTTTACCTGCGCTCCATGGTGTCATCAAAGATGTAACAAGCTCACCTTTAACTCTGGCAGAGAAAACTCAGAAGTACGCCGAACAGGGCTTACAGCTTGTGAAAATGGTCACTGTGCCAACAGGCGCTATGACTGCAATGACAACCATGATTTATATCGACCCGAAAGTAACCACGCTGGATGAAGTTAAAGCTCACATGCTGGAGTCTGCAAAAACGCAAGCTCACTCAGCGGTACAGGCAAAACAGACTCGTTACGAAGCTTCAAAGTCACTGATCGAGAAATTTCACAAACACTATGTCCAGCGTCAGAAGCAGATCACCTCTATTGCTGATCTTTTCAAAGCAGCGAAAGAAATCTGAGGTAATACATGATGAAAGATATCTTCAAAGACCCGGTATTCCGTGAAGAATGGAAGCGTATGCAGGCTGAAGATCCTGATATCACCCTTCAAGATTTCATCCTGATTATTAATGGTGAGACCCCGGAAGAAAAGCTTATTGCAGAGTCACGCGAAGAAGCCAGACAACGCCGTAAAGCCGAACGCAGAGCAGAACGATCAGACCTCGAAAAGAGTAATGACCCGTTAGTTCTTCAGACGCTGGCAAGACGAAAGGCTAATCCTCTCCCCGCTAAACGCTCTGGTTTCCATCTGACATACAAGCTCGAAAACGCTGATAACTCATACATGAATTCTGAAGGGAACATTATCAGAAATTCTCTCACCAATATCTCCCTCTGCTAAAGGTTCTCGCAATGACAAACCATCTCAAACCACACCAGTTTAAACCTGGTCAGTCAGGCAACTTGAAGGGTCGTCCTAAAGGTACTGGCTCAAAATTCAAAGGTACGCTGTCTCAGCTACGCCAGCTTGATGACCTCGATCTGACCCGTCAGTTTCTCCGTGCAGTGGTGACCAGTGATCTGAAGATTCTTGAAAAACTCGGTATCACAGATGCACCAACCGTGACCGCTAAAATCACCGCTGCAAAAGAACTCAACAAAGTGAACGCTGAAATTGCTGATAAGGATGCAGAATCCAAGAAGCAGCAGCAGACACAACAAACTCAACCAGTTGCCCCTACAGCACAATTCTCCCGCGTGGCAGGTAAAAAGTAATGTTCGAAACTAAAACTCAGAAAACCTTTAAAGATTCCGCAGGCGATGATGTCACGCTGAAGATTCAACTCGTACCCGGTAAAAAGGGTATTGCCCTTGCTTCTAAGCTGATGGCTGTAGCGGGTGGCCTGTTCCAGTCAGAGCAGCAGTTCTCTCTTGCAGGTGCCCTTATGGCTGTCAGTGACAAGATTGACTTTTATGACGTTGCAACCGTTGTCTTCGAAGGTGCTGTTATCCAGACCTCGAAATCAAACTTCGAAGACTTCCCTCTGAACGTAGATAAGTTCTTCGCTGGTAATTATGGATTATTTGTAGATATGCTTGCGTTTGCACTGGAGGCAAACTTCGGGAGTTTTTTCGAATCACAGCTACTGGCTACAAAGACCCCTCAGTAAATCTGAATTGGGGAAAGAATGTCACCCCTCCAGACGTTTTCAAGCCAGCGTTAGAAGCGTTTGATCAGATGGAAGACAAAATTGACCAAGTCGATATTTTCATTCTGAATATCTACAGCAATAAAAACTGTCGAGAATCGCTTGCAGCCCTCTATGAAATGACTTTCCCCGATCTGGTCAAGCTATACAACTTTCTTACCTTCAAAACATCCCTCGACACTCTGCAACAGCACGCTCAGCATCTCAAACTTGAGCAGCTACAGAACAAATAATCTCCGCTCTGAAATCATATAAGGTTCATCAAATGGCTGGTGATAAACAAGTTATTGAGTCGTTTAGCATTGATTTGCTGCTCAACTCTCCAAAATTTTTACAGCAGCTTCAGAGCGTGGAAAAACGTGTTAATGACGCTGCTCAGCGCATGGAAAAGCGTCTCGCTAACGCTTTCAACCTTCGTAATAAAGGTGCGCATAACATCCAGAAAGAACTCACTCGTATTGTTCAGATTACTGACCGTGCCTCTAAACAGATGAACCGTTCTCTGACCAGTGCTTTCAATGTTCGCGGCAACAACTCGAACTTCAGAAATTGGGTACAGAATGCTGAGCGATCTGCACAGCGTGTAACTGACGTTATTGATCGCGCTAATCGCAGAATGGGTCAGGGCGGTGCTGGTGGTGGTCGTGCAGGCGGTGGCTCTGGTGCTGGTGGTCGTCTGACATCTGAAGAACGTCTAAACCGTCAGTACCAAAATCGTATCAGACGTATGGCAGACAGTGTTCATGCTCAGTTCTACGGGTCAACTATGGAACGTCTGCAGCGTGGAGGCCATACAGAACAGATTAACCAATTCCGTTCACAGGTGCGTGACGCTTATCTTCGTAACAGAGCAACCGGAGATATGTCAGCTTTCAGACGCGAACTAAGAGAAGCTACTCAGGCACAAAGAGTGTTCTTGAATGGTCAACGTTCAGCAGCGTCATCTGTCGCTAATCTCAGTTCTGAAACAGGGGGGCTTATTGGTCGCTTTGGCGCACTGGCTGTAGGTATCCTATCTGTGCAAGCTGCTCTTGAGTACTTCAAAAAGTCCTTATATGAGGGTAATGAAAGAACTCAGGCGGGTATCATGCTTGGTGCTGCTTACCAGGATAACGCTTCTGCTATCACTCAACAGGTTAACTCCTACGCTGAAAAGTTTGGTGTCAACAAGACTCAGGCACAACAGCAAGCAGCTATCTTAAGACAGACGCTTCCAACCAGTCTTTTCAAAGATGAAGACATCCCTCGACTGATGCAGACGGAAAGCATCTTTGGTCACCAGACCGGGGCAAACAACGAAGCAATTGCACGTCTTAACTATGTTCTGCCTCAGATTGCTGCCTCTTCGAGCCTCATGGGTCAGGACTGGTTGCAGGTCAGTAACTCTGTGCCAGCGATTGTGCGCCCGCTATTGGAGTTAACCAAGACTAAGAACGTTAGTGAACTGAAGCAGTACGCTAAGTCTATCTCCGGTGCAGAGTTTGCCAAACTCATGATCCAGGCAATGGAAACGCTCGCTAACGATTCGAAAGTTACCGCTGCTGCAATGAACTCTATGCAGGCGAATATTGGACGTTATCAGACAGCGGTTCAGGATGGACAAGTCAAATTTTTTGATGGCTACAGTGACGGGTTTAAATCACTGCTGCAATCACTCACAGGCTTCTTCAACGACTCTAACAGCAGCCTCGAAACGCTTGGTCGTGGTGCAGGGTATATCTTCGAAAATCTCGCTACGATGGTTGATAACATTGGCGTGATGGCTATCCGTGCAACGGGCTATTTCAACGAGTTTAAGCAAGCTGCTGAAAACCTGTTCAAACGTCTACCAAAAGGGCTTCAGGATGTCCTTGGTGATGCTGGTAACACAGCTACTCAGGCACTGGCACTCTACGCGGGCTATAAAACGCTTGGTCTCGTCGGTAAACAGTTCATGAGGTTATTTGGTACAACAGCCGCTACAGTCGCTGCAACAGAAGCCTCTACAGTCGCTGCGACAGGTGCTTTGACACGTCTGTCAGGGTTCTTCACAGGTTCTCTGTTGCCATTCCTCGCAATGATTGAACTGGCTGCTAATGCTGACAACCTGATCGGCTCTGCTAACAAGCTGCGTAACGCTATGGGTCTCGATTCTACGAGAGGTTTCAGTGAGAGAGCACATGATCAGGATGCTACCTGGTACAACAAACTGCTTGGTTATAACCCTTCAGAAATGTGGGATTGGTTCAAGTCAGGTATTGCTGATGCTCCGATTATGAATGGTAACTGGACAGGTGCAACTCCAGCAATGACACCTGCAGTCCCTTTCATGCCACCACTTGTTAGCCCATCTCCAAAGATTGACGGAAACATCAAGCTTACTATCCAGTCACCTGACGGCAAGGTTCTCGGACAGGGAATGCTGAATCAGAGTAACGGTTACTCACTGCAGCTTGATGCGGGTTCTATGAGGAATCCCTGGTCACCTGACAACGAAAACTACTCATTTTAAGGGCTGCTAAATGGCTTCATATCTACCGGGCTTCCAGACACAGCCCTTAAACTTTTCCAATAAGGACGGAATCTTGTTCTCTCCGATGGATGATCTGTCTGTTTTCCTGAACATGACCGCCACTACAGAGATGACCTATAGCTCACCTGTGACAGTGACAACTTCACCAGTTATGTCTGGTGCAAACGTAGCGGATAACTTTTCCCGTCAGCCTAAACGTCTGGATATCTCTGGTGTTGTCGTGACGCACTATGAAGGTTTGTTCCTGCTCTCAAAAGCGGGTAGTACCGTCGAAGACTTCGTTACGACTGTTGAAAGGTGGCGTGACCAGAAGCGACTCGTTCGCGTGATCTGTAAAGACGGTATCACCCTGGACAACTGTGTCATTGCTGAATTCTCTGGACGCAAGGACAAGAACATCCTGAATGGCCTCAACGTGTCTATGTCTTTCTCTCAGATTGATATCGTCAGAGAAGCTACGCAGACCACTCTGCAGGGCGTGAAAGCTTCGAACGTAAACGGGTCTAAAACTGGTACAGCCACAACCTCTACAAAGGCTGTCGAGTCGAAGAAAATCGCTGGTAAGGCATCAACAACAGAAACTGAGTCAACACTCTCTTGCAAGGCGTTGCTTGGTCAATCTGCTGACTGGCTCGACAAACATCAAAACGCTCTGTCTGCCAGAAACAAATGTCAGCAGTCTGTCTCACGTGGCGCTAAGCATGGTGAATACAGCTATGGTTACACCCCGTCTGAAGAGGTCATGTCAGATGTTCGCAACAGTCTCAAATCTCAGGGTGTGAACCAGAACCTGCAAGAAGGATCTCATTAATGGCATACGAAATTAACGTACCAAATTCTTCATGGTCAGAGCAGACAGTCACTCTCGATGGTGGACTGTTCCGCATTGAACTCAAATACAAAGAACGCACAGAACGCTGGTATCTAACTCTGAAGGATAACACTGGTATGAATCTACTTACTGAGAAGAAGCTGGTTGACGGTCAGGTAATTACTGGTCTGTACGATCTACCGGGTCTTTCTGGTGCGATTGCTGTACAGCGTAACTATGGAAGAGACAGCTATCCTACGTGGGACACTCTCGGTAGAGATAAAGCTTTTAGCCTGATCTACCTGACAGAAGCTGAATATACCATGCTGCTGCAGACAGGTGAAAACGTCAACTATGTCTCAAGGGGGCGATAATGGCTCAGGGCGTACCTATCCGCGTTTATCAGGTCACAGTAGGCACTGAAAGCGCAACCTTCGCTAATTCTCCCGGTCAGCACAACTCATCAGAGATCGACGCTGTTGTATTCGATAATATCAAGATGGAAGCACGTGTATCGGTAGATAACAGTCCGACCACGACCAGTAGTGACGATGTTGAGTTTCGCTTCTACAACCTGAACAAAACCACTCGTCAGGCTCTTATGAGAGAGAACGCTACACTGATGCTGAAGGCTGGCTATGACACCTCTTGGAACCGTGACTCAGAAGGAAGCATCATTGCTGAACATGATACCTTGCCAGTTATCTTCATCGGTGGGATTGTTCATGCATATACGAAGAAAGACCCCGGTTCAGATGATGTTCTGACAATCGTTAACTGCAGTTCTGATCAGAAGATTCGCAACATGACAAAGGTGTCTGTTTCGTACAAACCGAACACACCGAAAGCTGATGTGATCCGTGACCTTGTGAAGCGTCTTGGTTTCCCCGTTTCAAGAATGGAACTGCAAAGCCTTGGAAGTGTTGCTTATCCATCAGGTAAAGCAATCTATGGTCAGCTTGACCATGCACTGACCAGAATCTGCAAAGAGTGCGGTCTACAGTACTCTGTCCATAACGGTACAATCTCTGTGATCCCCGCTAATGAGAAACCTGTAGAGGGTACTGATACAAGCGTTGATGCATGGCTGTATACACCATCGCAGGTCATGGAACTGGACGCTTACTTTGAGCAGAAATCTGTGAAGCTGAAGCCTAAAAAGACGGGTTCATCACGTGGCAAGAAAGCTTCTGCAGAAACACCTGAAGACACCGATGTTAGTATTACTGATGGTATCCGAACAAAGACCAGGCAGGGTATCAATATGCGCTCGCATCTTAACGGTAATATCAAGATGCATGACTTCATTAAGATGGATGGCCTGAATGCAGTTGTACCAGATGGTGCTGATGGTGATCTGAAAGATGGTGTGTACCGTGTTATTCGTATCGACCATGCAATCAACTGGCCTCAAGGTGACTGGTCAACAGCGCTGAAACTTGTCGAGATCCAATAGTCTCCTGATCCAATAATCTTCTATGGCTGCATCCTTAACGGGATGTGGCCTTTTTTGTTTCTCTGTTTACTGGTTTCTTCCAGACAAATGAAGCCTCAGTGTCATAAGCATATTTTTCAGCATGATCCTTACCTGCATAGATAGTAGGTCGGTTAGAATTACGTGGTTGTTTTCGCATGATAGCACCCCTATGTACAGAACTATGTTTACATAACGATTGAGACTGTATCACACTTGATGCCTACACATCAATAGTAATGGGGTAATATAAATCACAATGAATTTTTATCTTCAAGTGTTGACTTTGTTATCTATATCATGCTACCCTCAAAACCTATCTAAACAGAGGTCTTTTCAGATACCTGTTGAGTTAACTTCTCAAGTTCTCTTCAGATTTCTTACCAGCGTTTTAAACAGATCTCTAAACATCTTTCTTTTCATTTTTTAAACATACTTTCTTAACAGAACTCTTTACAGAGCGAGGGCAGACCATGACAGTGAGTACCGTTAACTTTTATCGCAGGCTTGATGATCAGTCTGTTCTCGTGACATCTGAACGTTTGGAAGCAAACCCTTTCCCGTTTGAGATTGAGCATGTTGGTTGCATGAAAACTCTGCTGACAATTACAGATATCAGGCATCTGATTAAACAGGGTATGTCTCATGTTGAAGTCTACAGTAATCATCGTTACATTGAACCAGAGTCTGCAGGTGCTTCTTTGGCTTCCTTAGACGCGCTCTGTGAAGAGATCTCACCAGAGGTAACCCATGTGTACCTGTATGAGTCCAGAGGCGCTCAGAATGGCGTTAAGGCAACAATTGAGAAGAGACCCAATCAAATCATCTTGCTTGATCTTGCAGTAAGCGGAAAAGACAAGGTGCAGGAGGTGCTGAAAGGTATCAGAGAAAGGATTCGTAATGGTGAATCGGTCGATGCTATCCGGGAAAGGTTTGTTCAAGAACAGGGTAACTTAGTTCAGGTATTATAAAGAACATCAATCCAGATTGATTCAGCCGGGCTGGCGCTGAGATCGCGGGCTATCGTCGGCAGCGCTACGTTAGCGATAGCGCCATCGAGTACCGCCATCATAATACCCAGCGCAATCGTGATGATTGCGCCATAGCGCTGCGGTAGCGGAAGTCCATCCTGAGGGGCAATTGAAGGCATAATAGTGGTAAGTAAAGGGAGTAAATATCATCATGCTAATCAATTTAGCGCCGGAAAGCATCGCCGCAGGCGTGAAAAACCTCTATTTCGCTGATGCCGGCATAGCGAAAATCAAAATGGGCTCACGCTGAGCCCGGAAGGGTTACTGGTTATCAATGACATCGCCGCTTTTTTTCAGCAGCGGGCAGGCCGTTACACCGACAATTCCGCTGTCGCTATGCAGATAACGGGCGGTCATCATGCCGCGTGCGGTCAGGTAGTTACACTCCAGGCCAAGACCGGCTGCTTTCTCAGCGCTGCCGGTCAGAACACCATAGCCGGTGAAGAGCAGCGCCAGCCACAGCAGGGCGAACAGCATCACCAGACGAATAAAATATTTCATTATTATCTCCCGAAATTGAAAACGCGCCGCATCCGTTTGGCAATAAGCGCGACAGGCGTACCATGCCGTGCTTTACACGTTAATACGATCGGAGATAGCTGAAAGCGCTGCGGCAGGCAACTGCTTTGGTTGCAGAAGATATCTTTTCCTGGCGCAACAGGTAGAATTAGCGCCGTTAAATCCTTACTGATAGTTACCCGAGGCAGTTATGAACGAATTAGCCGCAAACTCCAGCCCGCTGCTGCACTATGGTATCGTGGCGCTCATTATTCTTGTGGCCTTTATCGTCTGGTTTTTTGTTAATCGCGCCAGCGTGCGTGCCAGCGAGCATCTGCAGCTGCTGGAAATGCTGGTGGAAGAGCAGAAAAAACAGACCGCGCTGCTGCGCCGTATTGCGGAGGCGCAGGGAGAAATGTCATCCGCTGTGCAGGATGACGAAGGCACGGCTTCACGCGATTTTATCCGGCTGATCCCGGAGCGCTGA